AAGTGAAATTGTTTTTCCTGTTGAAAGATATGCAGTTCCGTCTGTTGTTTGTACGTTTAACTGTGTTGGTGTGTATGGACTTGCCAACATTAAAGGTTTTCCAACTAGGTTTTGGTCTGTTGCGGAATTTGCGTCTGAACCGATTAGTGGAGCTGTTTTTCCTAATGGTACATAAACAGGGTTTCCTTTCTGTGCTGCTGGCAAACATGAAGTAAAATAATCATGGAATTTTGCAACCTTACAAGGTGCGGCGCCTTTTTCAGTGTCTACAACATAATCATAATTTGCTCCAAGTGTTGATTTATCTGTTCCCTGAATATCTGCGTCACCTGTTGTAAGATAACATGGATTCTTTAAGTTCTGGTCTCTGAACCAATCATTCCATATTTTTACATAGGCTCTGAATGGTAGTGCGCTTGCTTTGTAACTTCCTACATTAGTTGGATAACCAAAGTAGTCGGCTAGACTTCCTTTCTTCCAACCTGCTTCAGGTGCTATAATCTGAGGTATTTCATATTCTGTTGTCTGTGTCCATGGAGCTGTGTCATTTTCTCCCATAAATCTCTTGAAATTATCCCATATAAGTCTATTAGGTACAAAGAAGAAATATGTATCTAAATATGCGTTATCCATTACTGGACATATTGGTGTCATCATTCGTACTACTTCAGACATTCTCATTTTTACACTATCGCCTGGTAATACATCAGAACAATATATTGGTATCAATGATCCGGTGTTGAAGGTGGTCTTACAATCGAATGACCTATCGAATTTACTTCTTCCAATGCTGACAGTTGGTGTTAAACTGAAATGACTTTCTGTGTTTCTGTTCATTCTGTTACCTTTCCGAGTTCTGCTTCAGCTTTCTTAATATCATAGTTAAGCTGAGCGCCCTCTTTTACCTTTTTCAAATACTCTTTGTGGTTCTTTTCTTCTGCTATTTTTGCTATATTCTCGTTGAATGGTGACATAATATCGTTAAATTCTTTTGTTCCCATTAATTCAACATATTTGTCTGCAGAGTTATTGAATTTCTCTTTTATCTCTGTTGGCATTGCTTCGAACTCGTTCTTCATTCTGATAACTAAGTTCTGTGCGTCCATTAGGTTCTTTGGCATTGTTGTCGCGTCACAATATGTACCTTCTCTTGCATTGAGTGCGCTCATATCTCCCATTGCGGCTCTCTGTAAGATATTTTCAATTTTGACGCTTTCTTGGTCAATCTGTATCATTTCAAAGATATTTGTTTCTCCTGTTGGTACTAGGCTTTTTACTCCATCTTTGATTTCTTCCTGATATGTTCTAAGATAGTCTGAGCCACTTGGAGTAGTAGCTCTAGGAGTTCTATTAAATTTGCTAAAAACTTCACTCATCAATTACGCTCCTTCCGTTAATTTCTTTTGATACTTCGCTTGTAAATTCTCCTGTTTCATCATTGAAAGTACCGAGCTTATAAAAAGCATAATCTGTCGAGTTGTACTTCCAATCAGGATTGTTGTTCATCTGAGTTTTGAAGTGTCTCTTTGCTTCTGCTTCTGACTTGTAATACATTGGTGCAAAAAACATATTTGCTAGTTCGTCTTTTACTGCATAAATTAAATACGTCACAGTCTTATTCCTCCCCTCATTACCTTTGGACTTACATTGATTTTCTTTGTACTTGCGGCAGTTCTCTTGAAAATCTTGTGGTCTCTACTTCTGTTTGTGTTAATCATACATTTCTCCTTTCCTAGTTGAATTAGTTACTGTCCGTTTTATTGGACAGTAATATTATATAAAAAAAATAAGACCTCTTTCAAGGTCTCATTTATTTATCTTTCTGCTGCTTCTATTATCTCTCTGTATTCTTCCCAAGTGAAATTTTCATCTTTTGATTTTTCTTTTTCCATGTCTATCTCCTTATATGTTTTTTATATTGCGTCTGTTTAGCTGATTGTTGAGCTAGTTTCCCCCCTACGAAAGTAGAGGTTATTGCGTCCGTTCCCTTCATGTCTCGCAATGTTATATAGCTTGTTAACTTAAGTACCGCCCTAAGCTGATGACCATATCCCCATATCGGTACACCACTCACATAATTATTTTTCGTCGCTTGCCACGACGCTCTATACAACCAGTGTTATCTCGGAGTGTATAGTCCCCAATGCTTTTTGTTGAGTTGCATCACTCAACCTGTCAAAATGTACTATCTGATAATCACATGTTTTGCGAATAGTTGTTTTGACTAGGATTTATCTGTATTAAATTTTTTATTTGACTTACTGTCCTATTTATTGTACATTATATTTGTTAGATTAAATAAATTTATGTGCCCCATAAATTTCATACCTTATTTCTTTAAGAGCATAGGTTTGCGCCTATGCTTTTTCCCTGTTTAGAAATACATTAACATATTTAAAATTTTATTTCAAGCAAAGATTGTCAACTCGTCGCTTGCGACGTATGGCGACAATCGCGCTAGGTCAAGCGGTAGCGCGACTAGAGCAATTCGTATACTTAAGTATATTATGATTAAATTATCGTGCGCGCGCGCGTTTCGCGTGTGTGCGCGTTTTAATAATCATAATTGAAATCTCTTGGAAGTTGATTGCTCTTAGTCAATATATTTTCTGCTTTGTTCTCTAGCTTTTGATAATCTGTCATATTGGTTATACTGCGCTCAAGATCAGCGGCTCTTTTTGCCGCTTCTTGGCGCGACAATTTTATTTTTTCCCATTCCTCAGGAAATTCCTTTTCAAATTTTCTGTCCCATGCTTTTGGTGGTTTATATGTTGCAGTATTTCCATGGAAGTTCTTCATTAGGATATTATCTGTTTTGTAAATTTCTGTAACATTTCGTTTATAAAATTCTGCACCTATTCCGGGACGTCTTGACATTCGCACAAATTCCGGAAGCTTTCCCTGTGAATAGTAGATTGTTTTGTCCGTTTCGTTCGTTAGCTTCTTCATGCAATACCTTGCAACGTATGCGGCACTGCTCCATTCTACTTCGCCAACGTCTATAAAACCTTTGTTCCATAGTTTTTCTAGCTCCTTTGATTTCCAATGTAGTTTTTGAGTTTTATTGTCAACTTTGAATGAATAAAACTGTTTTATATCTAGAGGACAATTCATTAATATCATGTGATAATGTGGTCTGCCACTCGTAGGACAGTACTCTCCGCAGTAGAAATATTTAAGTCCGTTGTGGTTATTTCTTTCGAGTTTTTTTCGTAGGCTATTGATAAAGACTTCAACATCTTTAGGATATAACGTTCCTCTCCACGTGCCGTCATTTTGAAATTCAGTATCATTGTAATTTGCACTCTCCGCTATTGGTAAATTTAATTCATTATATGTAAGTGTTACAAAATAATTGTGTTCGCTTTTCTGACATTCACACATAATACGTGTTGCCCATTCTGCGCTATATTTTAGTCTACAAGCTACACAGTGTCCGCATGGTATAGCTTGGTATCTCCATATTGAATTATGTTTTTCTAATTCTTGGTTTCTTCGTTCCAGATGTGTTATTAAGTTTTCATCTTTTAGCATTTTCTTCATAACTACGTCTCTTGGTAGTATTTTTTGTGCTAACTTTATTTCTTTATTGATTACTTTTTGTCGTTCTGATTCTGGTAGTAAATTTTTATCCTGATAGAAACGTATCATTGGAGTTATACAATTCATTTATTCCTTTCTGTGGCTCAGCACATGAACTACCTTGTTCTATATGTGCTGAGTCACGACATAATTAGTCTAGTCTATTATGAGTGATAGCTTGTCTACTTTTGTCTGTTCCAATAGTCTTGCCATTTTTTCTTATAGTTGTATTCATATGTTCCTTCTTTCCCTATGTCATAGCTATGTGATCTTTCTTCGGTATAATTTCCTTTTACTCCCTGATTAAATATATCGCCTATTGCGCTTGCAAATTCTTTTCCGAAGTTACCCATTCCGCCCATTGCTGACATTGCTGAAGATATACCACCTATCGCGGCAGATAATAATCCTAACATTCCGCCCATATATTCCATTTGTCCTGAGTAGTTCCCTTCGCTTGCGCTTATTCCGTTCATTACTCCTCCACTTGCCGCGTGTCCTGTTGCTCCGCCCATACTTGGTGCGCTTACACTTGCCGCTCCGCCTCCACCTGACATTGTTGATACTCCACCACCTGTTACTGCTAATATTGGATTTAGTCCAGCACTTCTCATATCTCCTATTGCTCTCTGATATTTGGTGTTGTCCATTTGTTCTATCCAATCTCTGTTTTTCTGTGCTTCTTTGGAGTTAAATTCTGCTTGTCTGTCAAACATCATTTCATTCCATGCGGCGGCTTTATCCCACATATCACTTGTAAATTGGTTTGCGCTTGCGGCTTGTGCGGCATTAAATGCGTACTGTTCCGCTAGTCTGTCTGTGCCTATTCCGTTTGCTATTGCGGCTTGTCCTCCGTTAAATGCTCCTTGTGCGCTCTGTGCGGCGGCTGATACTCCGTTTGCTCTGCTTGCGGCTCTTGCGCTTGCACCTGCGAAATTATTTAATCCTGCGCCTATTCCCTGCGCTATATTTGCCATTTGCATATTTTATCCCTCGTTTTAATAAAGGGGGCTAAATAAGCCCCCTAGTGTGATAAATTCCTTTGGTAACAATATTAATGATGGTCTATAAGTCCTGGTATTGAATACATTGGCATTGGTCTTGTCCAAATTGCTCCGAAGTAGAAATCTCCGAATAACTGGTCCTCGTCCTGTACTGCCAACGTTCTTGCCATATTTGATTCAGGTTCATCAATCCATTCTGAACCTAAACTTGGTTTACTTGCATAATCGTCTGCATAATGCCATATATCTAATGACTGTGCGTAATTACTTCTCATGCTTGATGTAACTATTGAAGGCTGAAAACGGTAGTCTGCCCATGCTTCCTGATAGCCGAATGCCTTTTCATCATCATCAGTATTTTGTAAGAATATTTCTTTGACTTTTACGTCTGTATTTCCTAAGTTAGCAAATTCAGGTGTGTAAAAATCAAACCTTTTCTTACGTGAGAACATTCTATTTAGTCCCTGCTGATAACTGTGGTCAGTTCTTACACAACAAAGTCCGATAATCCAACCATGTTCAGTAAATGAATGGCTAAACAAATCTTCGTTTACATCACTTGTCACTGAGTATGCGGCTGTGTTTCCCTGTGGTGTTTTGTTTTCTGTTACCCATTTATTTGCGGTACTATCGAAATAACTTGATTTTCCGCTTGCGTCTGTCTGTATAACCTGATTCATGTTCAGAGGTATTCTTTTACCGCCAAGGTATTCACTTCTCTGTACTCTAAAATCAGGATTTACTACACCAAAATGTGCGCGAACTGATTCAATATACCTAGTTCCGTAAAGGGCGTCTTTCTCGTAGTATTTCTGTATCTGAAATGCGGCTCTGAGTTCGTTTACAGTTGCTCCGAGTGCTTTTGACAAATCTACTTCAAGTGAAATTGTTTTTCCTGTTGAAAGATATGCAGTTCCGTCTGTTGTTTGTACGTTTAACTGTGTTGGTGTGTATGGACTTGCCAACATTAAAGGTTTTCCAACTAGGTTTTGGTCTGTTGCGGAA